AGGCATGCAGCACAGATTGATCGGGTTGCCCGAGGTTCCCGACGCGCCAAAGGTCAGATCGCTCGAAAGGGTGCCGCTGCCGGTGAAGCAAATCTGCTGGCCAGCGGTCGCGGCGGTGAGATTGGTTTGCAGTGTGGCGAGCGAGCTCGTGGTGTTCGTGCAATTGCCGGGCGCGCACACCGTCGAAGGCATAGCGGCGGTTCCCCATTGCTGCGGCGCAACCGCACTCGTGGATGGCCGCAGCGTTAATCCGAAGCCCAGCCACGGCACCGCCGACGAACCCGAGGCCGCCTCGGATCCTGGCGTGAGGCCCGCAAGTGAGACGCTCTTGTCACCCTCGAACGTGCTCCACTGAGTCGTATCGGCGGTTGTATCCGTCAGATCGCCCGGACCCGCGCTCACCGTGCTACCGGCGTTTTCCCAATAGCCGACGTAAAAGTCGCCCGGCTCACCGGTAGGCAGTAGCGCGGGAACCGTCAAGCCCGCACCGGAACTCACGCAGGTCGCGTCTGTGCCGCTGACTGCACGAATGGGTCTCCCGCTATCCACTCCGCGATGCACACGGATGATGCCTTTAGAGTACGCCAGGTTCGGCCACGTATAGGTGCTCCCTGGATCGCCGGCAGTCGCGAGGCGGTAGCAGACATTGAGATAAAAGGTGTTTCCCCCGCTGCTGCAGGCCGTGTTTGCGAGTTGTATCCATTGGGAGGGACACACGGTGTTATAGTCATAGGATTCCACAAAGGAGAGCAGGAGATCGTTTGCGGCGGCGGTCGCGGGGACGGTCAGCACGAGGTTCGAGCCCGCCACACTATTATTATTCTGCGAACGCGTGATGTAGCTAACCGCTGCCTGCGCGGGGCGCGCGATCAGGAGCAGCGCGAAGGCGAGTAGGGCGGCGATCCTGCGCATCACAGCGGCCCCGGATTCGAGCCGGTCAGAAAGGCATTCGTCGTCGATGAGTATTGCAGCGAAAAATTCCCGCACTCGCTCGCCGTGGTCGTGAAGACGGGAAAAGTGCCGACGATGGTCAAGCCCGCGATCGGCGTGAACGACGCCGGGAAGCCGCCCGTCCCATTCTGGCAGACGAAGACACTCACCGACTGCCCCGCCCACTGCCCCTGCGGGATCGTGTTCGTGGCCGCCGCCGTCATCGTGAGCACCTGCATCGAATGCCCAGTCACCGGGAGGACCAGCGTGGTCGGGCCGCTCACCGTGACCGGCGTCACCGTCACGTTATTGCCAGTCGGGACGCCGTTCGTCTTGGTGCAGGTAATCGCACCACCCTGAGCTAAAGAACAATCGCCGGTGACTAGAACGGACCCCAGGATGGTCCCTGTTCCAGCAGGATATTGGGCAATCCCTGGGCCGGTCCCTGCTACCACAGTACCAGAGCCCGAGCTGCACCTAGCTCCGGCATCGACAGTGTTACCGTTCACGTCGTACATCACGCAATCTTCGTAGGCGGTGCCGCCGGTCGAGAGCTGCACTTTCGCGCCGTTGCCCTGTTCGGCGGTGACGCCGGAGAGCGATACAGTTGTCGTCACCGCGCCGGATGTCGCGCTGTTATTCGAGGCGACGATCGGCGAAGTCCCGTTCACGCCGACTAGATTTGACGCCACATTCGCGCCGCCGGAGACGTTCCAATTGCCCGCACCGTCCGCGATCACCGCGCAATCCGCCGGATGCAGCCCGGAGCCGCCGCCCACGGTCAGCGTGTGTCCCGCGAGACACTGCACTGCATCGGTGACGTGGCAGGTCTCGCCCAACACCGGAGATGCGGGAAGGCTCGCAAAGATTGTCGGCGCACCGCATTGCGTGCCGCCATTGGCGACCGGCACCGTGCCAAGCGAAATGGTTGGGGTTGACCCGCCGCTCGATACGATCGGCGCCGTGCCGGTCACGCCCGTCACGCCCGGCGACGTGCACGCCCATGCGCCGCGCGTGCCGAGCGCGAAGGCGCCGGTGCCCCCGGCGGCGCAGGGGATTGTCTGGTGGCAGTCGCTGCAATAGAAGAGCCGGCCATCGGTCTCAGGTGGCAACGAAGCAAACGACAGTGAGACAATTGATGGCGATATTGCTGACGCGCCGGAGAGGTGATTGTTGATATCCGCGCGCGTCTGATAGCCGGCGCACTGAGTAATGTCGGACCCGCCATTGCTGGGGCAGCCAGGGCCGCTGGTGTGGTCCTGCACCGGCGAGAACTGCGCGCGCGCCGTAGCCGCGCCGAGCAGCACGCCGGCCAGCAGCGCCAGCACGATAACGATCCATCCCAGTGTCCGCGTTCGCTTCATCCTCATCTCCTCCTACCTCAATAGCCGATCGCCACCCACTGAAATCCATCGGTGGTCTCGTGAGTGCTGCCTCCGATGGCCGCGGCGAGGCCATTGTTCATGTCATACATAAAAGTGCAGCCGCTGGTGCTCTGCGTCCCGCTCTGCACGGAGATCACGGTGTTTTCACCGGCGGTGGCGTTGTACAAATTGGTTGCCATCACGAGGAAGAGCGCGTGCGGAAAAGCGATCGGCCACGACAGGCTTTCGGACGTGTCGCCGTGCAGCACAGTGCCCGGAATCGAGTATGTTCCCCATTCGACGATGACCGAGATTTTGCCGAGTGAGGTATCGGTCGCGGGAATCTTCAGATAGCCATTGGTCGCCATGTGGCTGATGAAGCCGGCGGCGAACGCCTGTAACACCGATATATTTGCAAGGTCGGTCGCCTGCTGGTTGTGCAGGAACGCGGTGCGATTAGCGAGCTGCTGGTGCGGTTCGTTGTCGATTCCCAGGCCGGCGAAGCTCGCGCCCAGCGCCGCGCCCTCGACCGGATCGGTCGACAGAATTTCGTAGATTTCGTTGTTCGTCCACTCGGGACTATCGAGCAGGGTTGCGCTCCATGCGGTCGCCCGCAGGGCCAGAATCAGAGCGGCCATGCTCGCGAGGAAAATAGTTCGTTTCATAGATAACCTCACGCGACGAAGGTCCAGGTGCCTTCGTAGATTCCGCTCGCTGCCACAGCGAACGCAGGCCACGGAATATGCGCGTACATCGTGAGAGCCGGCGCGCCCGCGCCGAGCGCGCGCGACAAGGGCATTCCGACGGCGCCAGTATTGGCGAAGAATCCCAGTTCAGAAATAGTCAATCCGACCGCTGCGGCATCGGGGCCCGTCGTATCGATCTTCCAGGGAAATTGCACTTGCCCCGGGCTCGGATATGTAACCAGTCCGGTGTCGTTGTAATAGGCCGGCGTGGCCGTAAGATCGACATCGGTGACCGGAGGGACGGTGCCGGGGTTACCCGAACCAAAACCGACGACCGAAACGAAGTTCCCGGCATAGACGCCGGCGACGAGCTTGGAAATCGGCGCAAGTGCCGCGGTAACCACGGTGTTCTCGCCTTCGCGCTCCCACAGCAGTCGTCCGCGCTTCCACGCGCGCGCGCACACAAATCCTCTCATTCGACTCCCTCCACTGGAACACCATTAAAGGTGCATGCTCCATCGGTCGGTCCAACCAGACCGTCTGCATACGTAATCCCGGCGTGCGTGAAGCGTCTATCGTGCGTGGCCGGCAACGCATAAAGGTCACTGACGTTCGGAAAGCTCACCGCGTAATAGTCAGATGGCGCGGGAATCAGAAAATCCGCCCGTCCGCTAAAATCGGATGGAGCCGGCAGCAGTTCGTCGCTGACACCGGGAAACTGCATCACCACCGCGTCGAAGACGCAGCGTGCGGGTTTGAAGAACTGCGCGGCCGCAACGATCTGCCCAATCTGCGCCGCGGTAATCGAAATCGGTACCATGCTCGAGGCTTCAGAGATCGAATCGAAGTCGCCGGCCTCGCCCGAGAGCTCGTCAAAATCGCTCGTGCCGGCGGCGTCGAAATCTCCCGGTCCGCCCAGCGTCCGCATATTGAGCAGGATCCTGAACACAGCCCATCCCTGGCCGGATGGATAGACTGATCCGCCCCAGGAGTTTTGTCCCTCGAGGATCGTCGCGTTCGGCCATCCGAGCGATGTCAGCGCCGTCCGCAGCGTGGCGACCACCCCGTTCTTGCTGTGCAGCGGAATCGCGAGCTTGAGCAGCGCACGCTGCGCCGCGGTCGCCGCATCCTCCACGCTCAGGCTCGGGTTGGCCGGGGCGACGAGCTGCCACAGCGGCGAGAGCAGGTCGAACTGCCATCCGAGAAACAGCAGCGCGGTGGCCGGAACGGAATCGATCCGATAAACAAACAGCGGCGTCAGATCGATCCGCGCGGTCCGACTGGCTATCGCTTCCATCGCCTGTCCGCGCAGGTCCCGCACGCTCGGCGCGAGCTGGAGGTTTGCCATTTAGAGGTCCTCCGTCGCGGTCGCGAAAGTCAGGTTGATCGCGGTGCAGTTTGCCCACTGGCCCGGTGTGAGTTGCGTATAGATGGGATCGGCCAGCACCACCCGGTACATGCCCGGCACCATCAGCGCCGCGATGATTTCCTCGGGCACGATATCGCGCTGGATGCGTGAGGCGAGGTTCGCCGCGAACAGCGCGGCGGCCTGATTTGCGGCGGCTTCAACCGTGGTGGGATCGGCGTTTGCAAACATCGTGCACGTCGCGTTGATTACATAGTCAACTTCCGCGACTGGGGACACTTCCACAGTGTCGCAAAGGGGGCGAACCGTCTCCGCGCTGAGCGCCGCGGCGACGTTATCGAGCAGTCCAACGCCTGCGATGCCATTGGGGTTGGGCGGCGCGGCGGGTTGCGCGGCCGGTCCGATCAGAACATAAACCTTGACCGTGCCGGGAACGGGAGTGACTACCTGCACATCGACGATCGACGGGTCCACTCCCAGCGCGAAAAATCGGTACGCACCCTCGG